TTGCCGTAATACTGAAACCGCGCATACGGGGACGCATAAACGATGGTATTCCCCTGTCGGTGCACATTCATTGCCAGCGCTCCGGTTCGCGCGGGAACAAACTGATCAGTGTCCTTGATGATTTCCTCACAAAGCCACTTGTTAGCCTTTACGACGCGCTTTTCCAGTACGTTTTTTGGCACTTTCAGATTCAGAGAATAGCGAATCATCGTCCGCCCACCTCCAAATGCTGCAACAGGCCGTAGTCATAGCGCGAAACGCTTGTCACCCGGTATGTCTCGTGCTTCTCACGGCATTTTTGGTAGCTTCCCTCATCCGGCACATCACCACGGGCGAAATAGTCCTTTTCGGGCGATAGCGTAAGTTTGCACGTCAGAGGGATATGCAGCGTGACGGAATCCGCGCTGTTAAGTGCGGTTTTCGTTGCCGCTGTGCCTCTGGTGCTTTCCAGCAACACGCCTGTAAGCACTGTTCGGCCGGACGGCTGAAAGATCGTCACAGTGTGCGGTAATTTCATGCTGTCACCTTTGCCCTTTCAAACTGTGTCGGCAATTCTGCCGCTTCGGAAAATGCCTTGTATTCGCGCCGTAACGCTTGCAGACGTATCTTTGCATTGTTGGCTTGCTCGGTATCACCGGCAGCTTCAAACGCCATCCTACGCCGTGTCTGCTTCCTCATAGCTGTTTCCAACTTGCGCTGCATCTGCGTCGCTTCGTAGGCGGTGTAAGTCTTGCCCTGATACTCAAACGGCGGCGGGTCGATGTTCTTTAGTTCATCGTCCGTATAGACGCGCTCAGAAACGCCCTCCAAAAACGGATGCCGGTGGTGTCTACAGTTAGCGCCCTCCAAGCCGTCAACCTGTCCCAATCCGCAAACCTTGTAGATATTCGGGTACTTGCTGCCGTCTTTTGTGGCGTATACCTTGCCTTGCCAGCGCTTATGATTTGACCAAACGTGCGGTTTGTCCTTATCGCGTGCTCCACGATGGGCGGTCACTTCGTACAAGTCGGTTTCCAACACCTCAGCCGCTTCTTCGGCATACTTGGATGTAACCTGATTCAGACCGGTTACAATAGCACGCCGCGCCGCAACATCTGCATGGTTCATCCAACCGGACGCATAATCAACCGTGCGAATACCGCTGTCAGCCAGTTCCCGTACAGCATCTTCAAGCGCCTGCTGCACCGTAAATCCGCCAGAGTAAACCTTCATTTCTGCCTTATCAAGCACAGCCTGATAGGCTTTTGCGATAGGACGGAACACGATTTCGCCGTTCGTCTGCACAGCAAAACCCAGAGAACGGGTAATGTTGCGATACTCATCGAGCATTTGCTTGCGAATCAGTTCAATTTCTCGTGCCGTCACGATTTCAAGTGGCATTGTAATACCTGCCTTGTCGGACAGCTCGCCGTAATACTCACGGTTCAGCTTTACAACGCGGTCAAGCGCATCCTGCACTTCCTCCGTGCTGGCCTTGGTATGATTTGCGATACGCCGTTCGATGGTATCCATATCCAGACCATAGGTTTTCAGCGTGCGTATGTCGTTTATCGTTACCTCATTCAGTTCGCCGGTCAGCTTGAAGCGAGAGCAAATCTCACGCAACAGGTCATCTTCCATTGCGAGGATTGCTTTTACAAGCGGTTTAGGCGCGTTTTCAAGGTATTCCGGAGTAATAGGATACTTCATCAGCCGATACCGCCATAGAGTAAGCCAGTACCGCACAAATACTGTGCGATAAGTCGTTTTTGCCGATCTTCAATGCTCTGCACCTGTGCAGCAATAGCAGAGTTAGCGCCGTAACTGCGAGACCACGAGCCGACGCTCTCAGAGGATACCGCGCCGCCGTCCGTAGAAAAGACGGCGGATTCTGCGGTTTCCTGATTGTGCATGACTTCTGCCAGCGCACAGTTAAGGCGTTTTACTCGGTGCATTACAGTGTCGCTCAGAACGCCGTCAGAGCGTCCGAGCGTTGCGCAAGAGATAATATCCGCCGCTCTCCCTGCTACGCGGTCGTAATCCTTCTCATCAATCAGATTACCCTTATAACAGGTGCGGTAAAAGTCATAGTTTGCGTACACGGCGGATTGCTCCTTTCTTTACGACGGCAGGGTTACAGTTGCAATGTACAGGCCGTTCGGGTCGGGCAGAACCGGGATAAACATACCGGATGCCTTAGTCCAGATTGCAACCGGGTCAGGGGTCTGCCACTGGGTCATGGTGATGTACTGGTTCTGCGATGCAGCAGTAAATGCGCCCTGTGCTTCCTCTTCCGGAGTTACACCCCACAGACCGGCGCCGAACGAACCGTTTGCCATGGTTGCGAGGAACGCAATCTTGTTCTTCGGGAAGTAGCGCTGAGTGGTCAGCGTGCCGTCTGCCTTTTCGTAGTTGTAAACCTGATCGTTTACAGTGATGCGCTCGATGCCGAACAGACGGGAGAACAGGCTCGTAATCTCGTCCTGAGTTGCCAGACGACCAGCGAAAGCAGAGCCGAAAAGCGCGTTCTGGATAACAGCGCTCTTAGCAAGCAGGCTGAGAACAGCAGAGCTGGTGACAATCTCACGCAGTACGCGGCCGGTTGCAATAGCAGCGTCACGCACGCCCTGAATATCGTCGAGGATGGTCTTTGCCTTTGCCTCGGTAGACCAATCGAAAGCCTTGTTCGTGTGGTCGGTCGGAACGCCGAAGTCGATAGTAGTATTGACGTGGTTCTCGTTGATGGTCATCTTGCCGGTTGCAAGCAGTTCCTGCTTTGCCACCTCGGTACGGGTCTTTACACCCTCAGCCAGACGTGCCATATCGTCAAAGATATAGTCGAGAATCTCGTTGTTGGTGTTTACGCCGTGGTTGCGGAGCAGGCGGACACGCTCGGAAAGGTTGATCTTGCGCTTGATGAGCAGCTTCTCAACGGTTACGATGCTTGCAGTCGGGCGGGAGCCGATCTGTGCCTCTGCGTCGAGCGCGTGCACGGTTGCCATGGTCGGCAGGTATGCACTGTCAGACATTGCGAGGTACTTTGCGGTGATGTTCTGGGTCTTCTGGTCGGGGAACAGACGGTCGCCGGACAGCTCCGGGCGTGCAATGTTGAAATTCTGGCCGAAGTCCAGCAGTTCAGCTTCTTTCAGCAGTTCTACAAATTCCATAGGTTATTACTCCTTTACGCTCTGGTGGTTTCCGGCGCGTTAACAAAAACAACGCCGCTCTTTTCGAGGGTGGACTTTGCGCCAGTCTTGGAGCTATCGTCCGCGCTCGGCTGTGCGGGCAGGCGGTTTGCATATACACGGCCAGCAACAATAACAGCAGCTACACGGTCGCCGTTGGTTACGTCCACGTCCTCAAACACAATGCCCTCTGCGGTGTTGTCGTTCAGCGGGAAGATAGTGCCCTGCTTAACAACCTTTCGATTGCCATCAGCGGTGCCGAGGGTTGCGGGGATGAGGCGGGTCTTGGTGATCAGGCCAACTTCGCTTGCGAGGATAGACGGCTTGCGTGCACCGTCAACTTTGTTTACATAAGTGCCCATAGGTTATTTACTCCTTTCCCTTGGGTGCGAACTGTGCGGAATACCGCTGTGCAGCCAGACCGGCAGCACTTACCGCATGCGGTGCGGGATTCTGAATCGGATTTGCAAACGTCGGAGCGGGTTTTTCGCTCTGAAATGCCGCCGGGTCGGATTCCTGCTGCTTCTTGCAGTAATCGTCAAAGCCGGTCAGCGTGCCGTCCTTCATTTCCAGTTTGTTTGCGGTCAGGTCAGCGATAAATGCCTTTTCTGCCGCCTTGGAGGTAAACTTAATACCCTTTGCGGTGATACCGGCGCGTACTGCGTCCGCATAATCGCGGGCATCGAGCTTGCTCTGGAATTCTGCGGTGTCGGTATCGTACTTCTTCTGCAACGTGTCGAGCTTAGTCTTCAAGTCGTCCGCGTCGCCCGCATTCTTCTTCAAGTCCTCAATGTCCTTGTCGCGCTGGGTGAGCTGATCGCGCAGGTCGGTAACGTCTTTCTTGGCTTCTGCCGCCTGTGACTTGTATTTCTCAACATCCTTGCCGTTCAGTGCAAAAACCTTATCTGCCTGTTCGTCAGTCAGACCGATTTCTAACAGTTCTTCTTTCTTCATGTGTGTACTCCTTTCAGATTAGGCGTTTTAGGTGGTCGCCGTCACCGATCTGCCTGCACTTTTAGGCTTGCAGGATAGCCAATTCCCGTAGTTTAATGCCGTTGCGGGCATGAAAAAAGCGCCCACAGGCGCTGAATTCGCTTTATCGAATAAATATGAGATCTTCAAAACCGATTATCTAACAGTTTGATTATTCTTCATCATCTGTTAGCTTTTCCGCGTTCGGCATCATTGCCCTTGCTTCTTCCTCGGTTACTCCGTACTTCTTTGCAATGTACAGCTCACCTCGAATAAGACCGGCAGAAACGTCATTGCGCATATCCGCAAGTTCTTTCTGCTTGCTCTCGGTGTCCTGCACAACGCCGTCTCCCCAATCACACTGCAAGTCCCAATCGCCAGCAGGTGCAAGACCGTAAAGCGTGGCGTATACGTCCATGCCGTACAGTAGGCCGTTCAGCGCGTGTTCAAGTGCCGCCTGAGTATCCCTCACAGTGACATACATTGTCTGTTTACTGGATACGATCTCGGTTGCAGTTGCGTTTACCGTCTGAGGGTCGGACAGCGTTCCAAAAGACAAGCCGCAGTTCAGCTCGATCATCTTCAAGGTGTCTTGGAAGCCCTTGTATAATGCATCGTTGCGGAATTCCGGCGAAAACTCCTGATAGAAGTCTACGTTTTCAAACGGCATCCGGCGGAACAGACGGTCGCGGAGCAGCGGGTTCGTGTGCGATAGTCCGTGCTCATCTACAACGCGCTGCGGAATCGCAGAATCGCTCATCAGGATACGGCGTTCGCCGCTTTCGTATTCCCACATGAGCCGTTCCCACTGCTGGTCAGCCTGCCGGATGAGGTCAACTGCTGCGCCGCTGTAAAGCGACACGCCAAGCGGGCTTTCCGGCTCGATGTTGTTTGCAATCGGCACCTTGAAAAAACCGAAAAGCGGACGTTCTACGTTCTGAATCGTCGTTTCCGGTGCAATCTGTGCCCAGTCCTCTACAGTGTTCAGCGGCACTTCCGAGCCGATACTACCGTTCTTGTCGGAGTTGTACGCCTTGTTCTTGATGGTGTACACGCCGCTTTTCAGTTCGTGGTACTCCAATTTGGTATAGTATCGGTTCTTTTCTCGCTTGGTATCCGCGAACACTGCCGCTGTGATTTCGCCGTTGCTGTCAACACTGACCGGGTACGCGCTGCCGACTGTGTTAAAGTCCACAAGCACACGGTTCTCTGAGACAAACGGCTTGTAGAAGAAACCGCCGACCGAGAGACCCTTTTCAACGTCAATTCGCATGTGTGGAATCATACCGCGCAGGCTTTCGTTTAGGAACTCTGCTCGTGCGCCGCCATCAACAGTGATGGTGCTTTCAATGGTGGTTGGGCGTGCCACTGCTCGGCAGATAGCCGACGGCAGGCCGCAAGACGTAACATTCCGGTTGCCGTGCTGACCGAGCCACTCGGCATCGTCCATATACATCCGTCGCCACAGGTCAATGTTTGACTGCATCGTGGAATCATATACCGCCGTTGCCCCTGTCAGCTCTTCAATTTTGTTTGCCGGAATCATTGCTTGCCTCACCGCCTTTATTAACTGCTTCAACCGTTCAAACATTCACAAGCCCCCTTGCTCTAACCTCTCGGCGCACTATCGTCTGGAAGTAATAGCGTGATGCGTCCATATCATGGTCAAACTCCTTGATAACCGCATCTTCGGGGGATTTATCGTCCCACATATACATGCCGAATTCGTCGATTGCTCCGGTACAGCTTGCATTGTACTGTGCATAACCAGCAGCAAGCAGCGTTCCCATCAGGCGGATACCGTCAAGCACGCTGTTGTCTGCGTCACGCACACGGAATTTACCGTGTCTGCGGATTGTTTCCTTGAACGATGCAGCCGAGGGGTCAATAATGATCGCCTCGATATACTGACCACCAACGAACGTTTCAAGATCGGCGTAGTATTCCTCATCTGTTTTCTGTTTCTTCTCCTTGCGGCTGTCGTGCCGATACGCACGCACG